GTCATTGTAAGTTCCATTACTACCTGTTCCAGGGAATGAAGTAGTACCTTGTTTGTTTAAGTTATTAACAATACCTTGACCATATTGTTGAGTTACAACTCTAAACAATAATGAGTTTGGTGCCGCAACAGTACCAACAACATCACAAGGAGAATCTCCACTGAATGCAGTTGCCTGAGCTGATGTATAAATTCTTAAATCAGATAAGAAAGTTTCAGTATCAACTTCATTTCCATCAGGTCCAATTAATTTACCTGTACCTGCAGTTGTGAAACCTGATAACGCGATAATAATTTTTCTAACGTTTTTACCGTTAAATTGGTTTGCTAATGCACTTGCGTCAGCAACAACTAATTCTCCGTTAGACCAAACCATAACAACCGCAGTTTTAGTAACTGCTGACCATTGACCTTTAGAATAATCAAACAATCCTGGAGGGTCTAATTGACCTTCTGAACCTTCATAGAATAAATCATAAAGATTTTTCTTGAAAGCGGTTGTTCCATTGTAACCGTTATCTGTACCTGCTTGACCTTGAGCCGCTGCAACAGATAAACCACCTACAGCACCTTGTGGTCCAAAGTGATTACCATAACCATCGTAATCATTATCAGCCGAAGGAACTTGTCCTGTTTGGTAACCTTGAATTTTAGGTACGAAGAAGAACAATTTACCGATTGGTAAGTTCATAGCTTGTACTGATACGATTTCATTCGCTAATAATTTTGAGAATACTCTTCTTACGATAGGGAATACAACAGTTTCGAATGAACCTGAAGACCCGTCAGAAGTAGCTTCGTTAATCAAGAAAGACGCTTGGTTCTCATATAATTGAGCTACGTTTTCTCTTAAGTGACCTTTAAGGCCTTCTAGGAATCCTAATTTATCCCATTTGTTGATTGTGTCTTCTTTAATAACTTTAAGGTGTTTTAACCCGATGTTACCAACTAGACCTGATTCTAATAATGCTCCCATTTTTTTGGTTTTTATTAATTTTAATTTATTTTTATTTTATTTTTGACATTAAGTCTTTCATTCTCAAGAACTGTGGGTTCTCATATGTTTTAGATTCAATTAAGTTAACTGCTCCCGTAGACGGTGATTTAGCAATTGTTCTTTCGATTGATTCATTCATATTTTGAACGTTAGAGTTACCTGACAATTCGTTTTTAACGACTTGATATAAATTTTTAGATTCTTTAATAGTTTCAACACCATCAAATCTTCTTAAAATGTTAATTTTTTCTTGTTTAGATGTTGAATGTTCAGTGAACAAACGTGTAGCGTAAGCCAAGTTTGAATTGAAAATTGCAACCTCATTTAATTTATTTCTAAAAATATTAAGTGCTTTTCTGTACTCCTCATTTTTTTCTCTAAGAACTTGTAGTTCAGAGTTAGAAGTATTTTCTTTAATCGCGGTATTAAAGCTTGAATGAGCTCTTGGTTTTGGTAAACCACCTTTTCTAAAGTTAGACCCAGCACCTAAAGTACGTGACGCCTCTTTTGTCTCTTCTTTTTTACCTTCAACTTTTTTAACCATTGGTTTGTTAGTTGATGATTCTTTTGTTTCAGTTTTTTTAACCATTGAGTTTTTACCCAATTTACTTCCTGAGTTTTCACCTTCTTTGTATTCAAATTTCGCTTTACCAGTACCGACAGATTTAGGAGCCGTTTTCATTTTAGTTTTGAATCCTGTTCCTTGATTAGGTTTTGCGTTGTATTTGAATTTTGGACTTCCCATTCCAACTCCTTTAGGTTTGATAGACATTTTTTTAGATTCCATAACTGTAGGGTCTTCATCCTCTTCTAAGTCTTCACCCTCTTCTAAGTCATACCCTTCGTACTCTTCTTCACCCATTTCGATTTCATAAACGATTTCATCTAATTCGTCAGATTCGTCATCTGAACCGAACATTCTTTCAACAATTTCTTCAATAGATTCTTCACCCATTAAATTATCGTCTTCTTCAAGTTCGTTCCAAGACTCTTCCATATCAACCATTCCAAAGTCATCGCCTTCTTCTTGTTCACCAACAATCATATACTCTTTTCCAGTTTCTTCATCTTTAAGGTGAGTGTTTCCTTTGTCGTCTTTAGTAACAACAATGTTATCATCCGGTCCCATAAGTTGAAATACTCTTAGTACTTCTTCGTCGTCAGCGTCAGTTAAGTCAATAGTGTCTTCTTCGTCGTCCATATCTTCTTCGTCATCGAAGTCCATATCAATTTCTTCGTCGTCACCATCTTCTTCTGTGTCGTCCATATCATCAGTATCCATTTCATCCTCTTCTTCGTCTGAATCATCACCCATATCAATATCGGCAATATCATCAGAACCCATAGGGTCTTCCATTTCAACGTCATCGGTTTCAATCTCATCATCTTGTTCAGATAAAGATTCTTTTACTAGGTCTTTGATTTCTTGTTTCATTGTAGAAGCAAGTATTCCTTTTGCATTTTCAGCTACCGCTTCTTCCAAATTTTTCATTTGGATGATAGCCTCTTCAACTAAAGATTTTTCTTTTGCCATTGGTTTTATATTGTTTTTAATATATAAATATCTCCTAATACGAAAAAAGTTTAAATTAAACTTAAATCACATCAGGTTTTTTATACATTCATAAATATCACCTAAAAATAAAAAGCATAAAAAAAGAGGACTATATGTCCTCTTTTGTTTGATAATTGAAAATTTAATTACTCGATTACTTCGTCAATTTTACTTTCTACAATTGCAGTGATTCTCCACTCCATTGTGTAATGTTCGAAAACTTTAGTAACTTTTGCCTCTACGTCAGTAGGGTTATAACCACTTACTAATTTTTCTTCTCTCATTTTTTTAATCTTTCCTGATGCCTCATCAACTGAGTCTAAGGTAACTTTTGCGATAAAATACTTTTCTTCCATTTTTTGTTATTAATTTAGTATCCCAAATAATCGTTTAATTTTTTCATTAAGTCAAGCGATTTATTTCCGGAATCTCCAACGTGTCTTTCAACACTCATTTTTTTCTCTTCTTCTAAGTTCTCATCATATAGATGTTTGTCGTCTTTATTTAAGAATAGATACGCTCCCGGAGTTGAAGGTGAAGATACTAAGTCGAAACAGATTAATTCAAAATCATCCTGTACTTCATTTTGTTCCCCAATTTTTTTAAGGGACCCTACACCTCTTGAGGATATCCCCAATGTAACACCTTGTCTAAGGTAGTTAGCGGCTAAGTCACCTTTGGTTGATACGATACCTCTTTCGTGGTAACCTGGTGAAGTAAGAAGTTTTATCTTACCCATTAGTACATTACCTTCCCACCATACTTCGGTGATTGCGTGAGACACTCTATCTAAATCGATTAGAGATGATTCCGGGTGATTTAACTCGGATAGGGCGGTACCCTTTTTAATCATTTTTTTATAATTCTCGGCCTCTCTTTTTAATATACGTTCAGGGTATGTTCTACCATTTCTATTTGGGGTATTATATTTTTGTAATACTGCGTAAAATTCAAATGGTTTAGAGTGGTCTAACATATCGCTAGATTCTCTAATTAAGCTTTCATTACGATTGTCATTTGGATTAATATATCCCGCATCGTACTCAACTAATATACCTTTTCCTGATTCGCTTGGTTGTAATATTCTTAATTTCATTTTGAATGTTTTATTTATAAATATTAAACATTCTCGGTTTGTAACGATTCTTCTTCTATTTTGCTCTTTTTAGTTAAATAAAAATTGAAATATTCATTTTTTAAAAAATTTGTTTTAAAGATTTGTTTTGTAATTTCTTGGAGTGTGTTTTTTATTTCAGTACCTTTGATATCTAAACCTTCTTCTTGTAGGTAGAAATTTATTTCAAGATTCATAAATGATTTTTTTCCCATATTAAGACCACTTGAACGTAAATCTAAATCAACGATAAATTTGTCAGTAAAAATTTTTTTATTAATTGTTTCGTAAATTGAGTGTTTGACACCTCGACTTAGGTTTAGGACGACTCTTGTCCAATTTTCGGATTCTTCTATTGGTTCCACCCACGTTTGGATGTTTAAGTATAGAGATTTGAGGTTTATGGAATCGACTGTTCCGTAGATAACTTTAGCGGTTTTAAAACCGGATAGCTGAGAGGTTTTCCCCTTTTTCATTAATTTTCATATTATTCTGTTTATTGTTTCCATAAAAATAGGGGTTTTTAGGTCAATAGTCAAAATTTTTCGTATATTTGTGATATATGTAATATATGATAATAGTTAAACTAAATAACAACATTACGATTGAAAAGGCCTTAAAACTTTATAAGAGTAAAGTAATTAAGACACGTCAAAGTGGGGAACTTTTTAAAAGAAAGGAATTTGTTAAGAAATCTGTTATTAAAAGAGCTGAACTTTCTAAGGCTAAGTATGTCCAAAAAAAGTTCAATTCCGATAATGATTAAAGATTCTCTTTAAGATTCTTAAGTTTGAAATACGTAAGTTTGTCGTATTTTTCAGAAATTACTTTTGATATTGTTTCATCAATTCTTGTTTGCATTGAATTATCAGTGCTAGCATTTTTCATTTCTGTTAGTTTTTCAACCACACCTTCTTTAAGTGTGATATATTTTTCATTTAATGTTGAGTCATCCTCAGACAATAAATTCATTAATTCTTTTTTGTCAGATTCATTTAAACCGTCAATATAATTTTTGATAGTTTTGTTTGCAACGCTCACCATTGTTGATAATGGTAGGTCGATACCTTCAGTTTTTGTTATTGGTAATTTTTTAAGAGATTCGGCAATTACTTTTCTACTTTTGATTTTTGATTCAATAGTTAAAACATCACTAGAGAATAATGTGTCAATATCTGTATAACTACTTTCCACATTTTTATTTCCAACCCAAGCAACGATTTTATTAATATCAGATTGTTTTATTTTGTTTACGGTATTCTCGTAAATTTTAATACACTCATTGATGTAATCATTACAGTAAGATTCACTTAAAGATTTTGGTGAACTTAGTTCATCGTATAAATAAAACAATTTGCTAATGTTTTTATTTTCAATAACAAGTTTCTTAAATGTTTTTAATTCGTTTTTGAATGTGTCGTTAGCATATGATTCTAACAATACATTTTCTATCTTTGTTTTTAATAAACCAAAATTTTTCATATCTAATTTTTATTATAAATATCTAGTCTTTTAGAAGTTTACTTAATTGGTCTTCAATATCTCCTAAAGAATTTTTTCCTTTAGATAAATCAATATAAGAATCGTCTTCAGTTAAGGAACCTTGTTCCACTAATATTTTTAAATTATCTCTTTTAAATGATTCCGGTGTTAGTTCAGCTTCCGGTGGTGCTGCCGCCTCAGGGGCTCCTGCTTCAGGGGCTCCTCCTTCAGGGGCTCCACCCGGTTCAGGTGCTCCTAAATCTTCCATTCCTCCGCCTATGTCTCCGCCACCGCCGAATCCTCCTCCACCTCCTGGTGGGGGTGGTGATGATGGTGCTGCTCCACCTGCTGTTGCTCCGGAAACTTTATTTCCGTATAATTTATCAATAGTATCAAATAAACCTGTATGTGTAATCATTGTTGCTGTGTTTGTTAACTCAGCGCCGACTGCCATCTCAATTCTTTGTTGTTGTAAATCAAGTTTGATTTCCTCATCAGAGAATCCTAATATATGTTTCTTAGCCCACGATACTGATACCGGTGCAATACCTGCGATTGCCGCTACGGCTTGTTGGTACAATGCGATTTTTTCTTTCCAAAGGTCAACTTTTAATAAGTCAGCTTGTGAAGATGGGTTAGTTAATGATAATGAAAAGTTTGATAATTCATCCTCAAACCCTAATAGAAATAAATGTATAATTGCAATTTTATTTAATTCTGCAACCATAGATTTTTGAATCTTATTGATTGTTCTTGCAAAACGAATATCCATTAAAGATAAATCTTTTCCTCCACCAACAGCGTCTTCAAAACCTAAGAATGCTTTTGGTACTCTAAGTGCTGTTAATAATTTCTTTTGGATATATTCGATGTCGGCTATTTCAGATAAGTTTGTTGCTCCAGGTAATGTCTCTATTGGAGATGCTTGTGCGGCATCACGAACAGGAATAAAGTAATCTTGGTCAACAGCCATTTGGTTGAATCTCATATCTACGTTTCCGGTTTTACCATCAACAACTTGTTCTCTTTTAAATTTGTTTGCAACACGTTGTACGTAAGCTTCAACATCTTTGTCATCCATATTTCCAACAAACACTTTAAACACACGTCTTTCAGGTGCTCTTGCTGTTCTATAAATTAACATCGCATCTTCAGATAATAATAATTGTTTCCAAATACGTCTTGCCTTTTCTAACATAGAAGTACCGTAAGGAAGTTTTCTATCATCACCTAATAATCTAAAGTGAGCCATCTCCCAAGAGTTGAACTCCATATTTTTTGCTTTCCAATGGAATCTTAATCCTTTGTTTTCTGCCGGTTCTTCAACATTTGCTGATTTTGCGGCCATACCTCTTTCCAAACGTTCTATTTCAATGTTTGGTAATTGCATACAACCAACAATTCCTTTATCAGAATCTAATTTTAAATACACAAAGTTATCACCATATTTACAAGCATTTCTTGTCCACATTGGTAAGTTGGTGTCAACGTCTAACACGTTATTAAATAAATCGGCTAGTATAGATTTTATTCTTTTTGATTCTGAATAAATTTGTAATATATAACCATTTTCATCAACGGTTGTAGATTCTTCTGCGTATATGTCTAACGCTGCTGATATCTCAGGCGTATACTCCATTGACTCATAATCATAGAATGATGCCAAACGAGTTGGTTCATAATACACGGCTTGGGTATAAAGATTACTTTCAATCTTTGTCCATTGATTTGCTAAATAGAAAGTTTGTTGAGCTTGTAATTTCTCTCTTTCATATTCATCTTTAGAGGTAGTTTTTAATAACTCCTTCTTATCTAATTTGTATGTTGGGTAGTCTTGATTTAATAACGAGTTTGGCCCGAATGCTTGTGAAAGCCTCTGCCAAACCGTTAAATCGTTATTTTGATTATTTTCCATATTCTAAATTTAAATATAATTTTACTTATATAAATAGTTTACTTTGTTCTATTATGACCCTTTATGACTTATTATGGGTTAAGACATTTTTATGGTTCAAATGGTACAAACTCGTCTTTATTATGTGTTAACACATTATTTGCAAAATATAGGTTACTATTATTAACATTAACATCATATACCGTTGTTGGTTCTATAATTGTAACTAATGATGTAATTTCAAATTCAGTATTATCAATATCTAATAATACATCACCAACATTTAATTCCGATGTTGTTCTGATATACCATATACCATTTTGTTTAACAACGTGGTTATGAGCATCGGTAGCAATTAATATACCATTATTAATATTAACAACTGAGTCAAATTCATATATTTTAACGTCAATTACTGTTGATGTTGAATCAACATAATTTAAGGTATCACTACTCCAAGAGTACCACTCATCTGCAGGTTGTGGCATTCCTGATACATCAATAGATTTAAGAACATCATTGACTTGAACATCTTGTATTAATTTAGTTGACCCGTCTGATAATGTTATTACTGTGTCAGCAACAAGACAACCACATCCAAGACACAAAGATAATGTTGTACCGTCCCAATATCTTCTGGAAAATCCATTACTATAAAACCCTGTAGTTGCTGGTGTTAGATAACAATTTGTACCATCAGAACCTTTCAAATATGTTGCACTACATAAACTAGGGTCATCCACACAAACATCAACATAGGCTGGTGTATTACAAGCTTGGCTAAGAGTTGTACCATATCCCAATCCTATTATATAGAATGTTGGTGGTGGTATACAACAATTATATGGTGATAGGGTCCATCCAGCGAGTTCATCACCACCAGTTATTATAATAGAGTTTACTTGAGCACAAATTTCAACAGGGTAATCTTCAAACACCGAGGTATTCACTGTAACACCTGAACAATTAACATATGAGAAATCTGTATTACCAAAATACAGAGTTGGAGGTGGTGGAGGTCCTGTATAAGTCACTGTATAACATACACAAGTTATTACCGGTGATTCAGTCGGTGTTACTGTAGGGGTAGGAGTTAATGTTTTTGTTGGTGTAATTGTTGGTGTTAATGTAGGGGTAGGAGTTAATGTTTTTGTTGGCGTAATTGTTGGTGTTAATGTAGGTGTAAGCGTTAATGTTTTTGTTGGTGTAATTGTTGGGGTAGGAGTTAATGTAGGTGTTGCCGTTGCCGGAATTGATTTTGTTGGTGTAATTGTTGGTGTTAATGTAGGTGTTGCCGTTGCCGGAATTGATTTTGTTGGCGTAATTGTTGGTGTTAATGTAGGTGTTGCCGTTGCCGGAATTGATTTTGTTGGCGTAATTGTAGGCGTTAATGTTGGAGTCACTGTTGCCTGAATTGAACTTGTTGGCGTAATTGTTGGAGTTAATGTAGGTGTTGCCGTTGCCGGAATTGATTTTGTTGGCGTAATTGTAGGCGTTAATGTTGGAGTCACTGTTGCCTGAATTGAACTTGTTGGCGTAATTGTTGGAGTAATTGTTGGAGTTAAAGTATTTGTTGGCGTAATTGTTGGAGTTAACGTTGGTGTTGCTGTTGCTTGAATTGAACTTGTTGGAGTATTTGTTGGGGTACTTGTCGCTCCTAATGTTGGTGTTACTGTTATTGTTGGTGTTACGGTAGACGTATTAGTTGGTGTTAAAGTATTTGTTGGTGTTAATGTTGGAGTTAATGTTGGAGTTAAAGTTGGCGTTTCTGTAACTGTCTCTGTCGGAGTATTTGTTGGCGTTAACGTTGGTGTTAGAGTATTTGTAGGTGTGAAAGTTGGAGTTAATGTTGGAGTTGAAGTTGGCGTTTCTGTAACTGTCTCTGTCGGAGTATTTGTTGGCGTTAACGTTGGTGTTGGTGTTAGTGTCTCTGTTGGAGATGGAGATGGAGGTATACAAGGATAAGTGGTTGTACAATTAAGGCAACTAGTTTCTGTTGTAAAACTTATGATGTTATATTGAGCATCAAATAATGGTCCACTTACTGCCGTAACACATCCATTAAATCCGTCAGTATCAATATAATACACATTACCTAATATAATTGGTGTTACAAAACCACCAACTTTATAGGTATTAAATGGGGTACAACAATCTTGGAAATATTCAATTGTTGGAGGTAACGGAGATGGTGTTACTGTTATTGTTGGTGTTACGGTAGACGTATTAGTTGGTGTCAAAGTATTTGTAGGCGTTACGGTAGTCGTATTAGTTGGTGTTAAAGTATTTGTAGGTGTTACGGTAGCCGTATTAGTTAGTGTTACCGTATTTGTAGGTGTTACCGTATTTGTTGGGGTAATAGTTGGAGTAACTGTTTCTGTTGGAGTCAAGGTTGGTGTTACCGTATTTGTTGGTGTTGGAGTTAATGTAGGAATAAAAGGAATAACAATTATTTCCCACGTACTTTCAACCGGAGTTCCCGATAATTGACTAAAAAATGGTACTCCTGTGTAGTTGATATAATCTTCATCTATTGTAATAATAGTTTGTCCTGATAAATCGCCAGAATTAACAGTAACTCCTGTAAATATTGTAACCGGAGGACCACTATAAAAATTTAAAACATTTTCAAAAGTAACATTTATTTCTTCACTATGCGGACGGTTTAATACTAATGTATAAAACACAATTATAGAACCAGGTGTGTACTCAACAAAAAGGGTTAAATGTAACGGTTCTAAATTGGTTATTGTACAAGTAACCGCTGTTTCAGGAATGTATATATCATACGTCCCGTAAAAATAATCGGTAATATAGTCGTATGGTAATGTAACTAAACCTATATTAATTGTTCCACCCGTTGATGGGTAAT